ACTCTTTCCAATAGAGCCGGGTTTTTGAAAACTTTTTTTGGGGGGCAGGTGAGAGAAAAATGGCAGCTCCAGCTACAACTAAAGCGACAATCAAAAAACAGACCATCCTGGACATGAAAAAACTAGGGGTTTATTACCTGGAAACTGGCCGGGAAATTGACATCTACGCCGGGATGGTGGAAGAGTACTACGATTTGACGCGTGAAATTGATGATGCTGAGTGCCGTTATTCCGCTGGAACCGGCGCGGGCGGCCAGAAAAAGTCTGCCCTTTGCTCTGCACGGGAATCGCTTCGACGCGACATTCTGGCTTATGCTGACCGCTTGTGCATCACCCCCAAGGCGATACGGGACACACAGCAGAAACCGCCGGGAAAAGAATCTAAGCTGGAGGCGCTGCTACGTGACTCGTAAGAATCTGGCAGCCCCTGTATTTCCCAACCATGCCGAGGTCATGGAGTATTCGCGGTCCATTGTGGAGGGGCGAAAGCTGGCTTGCAAAGAGACGAAACAGGCCTGTGAGCGGTTTTTGCGTGATCTGAAAGATCCCAGGTGGGATTTTGATCCAACGGATGCGGAGTTCTGTATTCGGATTATCGAAAAAACCTTCGTACATTCCCAGGGTGAAGCTCTGGACGGCACCCCAATGCGGGGTAAACCGTTTCTGCTTCAGCCCTTTCACAAGTTCATCGTTTACAACCTGGTTGGGTTTCGCAATGCCGGTACCCCAATACGGCGGTTTCATGAAGCTGTAATTTACATTCCGCGAAAAAACGTGAAAACCACGTTCACGGGCGCTCTTGCATGGGCGCTGTCACTGTTAAACCGGCGCAGCGGAAGTAAATGCTATATCGTCGGCGCGGCGCTCAAGCAGGCAATGGAAAGCTTCAGCTTCATCAACTTCAATCTGGAACAAATGGGAGAAAAGCAAAATTTCCGGGTAATTGACAACAACCAGGAGCACAGCATTTCCGGCACAATTGGGGAAGGGAGTATTTATATTCAGGCCCTGGCGGCAAATCCAGATGCACAGGATTCGCTAAACTGCAATATTGGAATCGCGGATGAGGTTCACGCCTATAAAGCTCCAAAGCAGTACAAAATCATTTTGGACGCAATGAAGGCCTATTCCAACCGGCTGATGATCGCCATTTCCACCGCAGGGGACCGCATGAACAGCTATTTTTATCGGCGCCTTGTGTACTGTCGGTCAGTGCTGGATGGGACCAATGAGGATGAGCAGTTATTCATTTTTATGGCCTGCGCTCCACAGGATCCAGACACGGGGGACGTGGATTTTACAAACCCAAAAGTGCTGGAGATTGCAAATCCCAGTTATGGAGTTACTATCCGTCCCTCTGACATTTTGGCGGAGGCCATTCAGGCGCAGAACGATCCCCAGATGCGGAAGGAGTTCTTTGCAAAATCCCTCAATGTGTATACATCCGCTATGCGGGCCTGGTTCAAAATTGAGGAGTTTCGGGCTAGTGACCGTCAATATAAATGGACGCTGGAGGAGCTGGCAAAGCTGCCCATCCATTGGTATGGAGGCTCGGATTTGTCCAAACTGCATGATCTGACGGCGTCGGCGCTGTATGGAACGCTGTTCGGCTGGAAGCGGGAAGACAACAAGGTGGTGGACGTGGATATCATTATCCCGCACGCCTGGTTCCCTGTTGTGGCGGCAAACATCAAAGCAGACGAAGACAATATTCCGCTGTTTGGCTGGAAAAAGGACGGGTGGCTTGACCTGTGCAACGACACCGTGAACAACCCGATGGATGTGGTGAAATGGTTCCAGGGCATGCGCAGCAAGGGGTTCAAGATCAAAGAGGTGGGACACGACCGTAAATTCTGCGCGGAATATGTGGTTGGTATGAAAAAAGCCAGATTTAAAGTGGTGGACCAACCCCAATATTTCTACAAAAAATCTCAAGGATTCCGGCGGATTGAGCAAAAAGCAAAGGCCGGCTGCTTGTATTACCTGCACTCAGACGCATTTGAATACTGCGTTCAAAACGTCCACGGCATTGAAAAGACAGACGATATGGTTCAGTACGAAAAGCTGGAGGAAAATACTAGAATTGATATATTTGACGCCGCCGTATTTGCGGCAGTTCGGATGCTGGAGGATTTGGAGCGGGAGGAAAAGGGAAAAGGATGGAAAGCGTAGCAAGGTATTTCGAGCGAATCGAGCGGGCGATGCTTGATATCGAGGAGGACAAAAGGCCTGTTGACGGCACAATTATTCTTTGGTGGGGCCTGGACGGAATCCAACTGAACGAGGACGGAACAGCGGAGACTGTAAGCCGAAGAAAGAAAGCAAGTGAATCTGTACCGCACAGCGGTATGGGCACAAGTATTTATTTTGCGGACAATGCACCATATTGTTCCATTGTCCAGCCGACTATGCTTCCTGCCGCAGCGGCGTTGATGGCCTGTTGCGCATCACCTATACAGAACTTTGCTCAAACTTCATTGTATGCGTCTGTGTGCTCGCAACGCCTATGTGCGCATATGCCGTATTACGATACTGCTTCCAGTCTGTGCAATTACTGTAGTCCGTTTTAAAAAATCGCATATTTGCCCACGTTGTATCAGGGCAATTTTTGATTGAGGTGGATAAAACAAGTGGGTAAAAAGAGAAAAAGTCGCGGCAACCAGATCAGGGACGCTAACCGCAACAGCGAGGTGGCGTGGCTTCTGACCGACGGAGCATATGAGACCCTGTGTATCCCTGGATATACTCGGCTGAGCGATAACCCGGAAGTGCTTATGGCGGTGAACAAGCTGGCAAATCTTATTGGCAGCATGACCATTCATTTGATGGCCAACTCAGAGGATGGGGACGTGCGCGTCAAGAACGCGCTGTCCCGGAAACTGGACATTGAGCCAAACCGTTACATGACCCGCATGACGCTGGTGTCCTGGATTGTGCGGACACTGCTGCTATACGGGAACGGGAACGCCGTGGTGGTCCCCCGGACGTCGCAAGGCTATTTAGAGGATCTGGTGCCTATTCCCCCCAGCAGGGTGTCCGTGGTTCCGAACGGGGGCTACGGCTACCGGGTGCACATCGATGGGCGGGAACACGACCCGGCGGAAGTGCTCCACTTTGTAATTAACCCAGATCCAAATCAGCCGTGGAAGGGCATGGGCCTGCGGGTGGCGCTGAAAGACGTGGCGGACAACCTAAAGCAAGCCGCTGCCACAAAAAAAGGATTCCTGGCAGACAAGTGGAAGCCAAGTATCATCCTGCGGGTGGATTCCTGGGACGAAGCGCTGGCGGACAAAAACGGGCGGGAAAATTTTCTCCGAAGCTTTTCCAGTGGCCGCCCCGGGGAACCAGTTTTGATTCCGGCGGACGGCATGGACGTGACGCAGATAAAGCCGTTGACTTTGAACGACCTGGCAATCAACGATTCTGTCACGCTGGACAAGCGTACTGTGGCGGCGATCCTGGGCGTTCCGCCTTATGTGGTTGGCGTGGGCGCGTTTAACCGGGAAGAATGGAATTCCTTCATCAATAACACCGTTTTGCCCATAGTGAAGGGCATTGAACAGGAGCTGACCAGAAAACTGATTGTCAGCGAAAATATGTTCATCCGCCTGAATCCCTGGGCGCTGTATGCCTACGATGTGCAGGCGCTGGCCTCTATCGGGATGGATATGGCGGCGCGGGGCCTTATGCTGGGGAACGAGGTCCGGGACTGGATCGGGCTCGAGCCAAAGGAAGGGCTCAATGAGCTGAAAATTCTGGAAAATTTCATTTCGCTGGATAAAATCGACGATCAGCTGAAATTGAACCAGCAGAAATCAGCGTAGGAAGGAGGTGAGGACTAGTGGAGCAACGGATTATGACCAGCCGCGCCACCCAGTACCGGGCGGCGGTGGAAAACGGCGAGCCTTACATTGAGGGCTATTTTGCGGTGTTCAACAGTGTCTACGAGGTATGCCCCGGTATCACCGAAAGCATTGCACCGGGGGCCTTTACGCGGGCGCTGGGGGCCGATGTGCGGGCGCTCACCAACCACGACACCACTTTGGTGCTGGGCCGGACGAAGGTTGGGACGCTGGAGCTCCGGGAGGATGGACACGGTCTCTGGTGCCGGGTGGTGATTAATCAGGCGGACAGCGACGCCATGAACCTCTATCACCGGGTACAGCGGGGGGACGTGGACCAGTGCTCTTTCGGGTTTGATATTGGCGCGGAGGAAGTTGAATTCCGGGAGGACGGCTCCGCCCACTGGACCATCCGGGAGGTATTCCCGCTGTATGAGGTGACGGTGGCCACCTTCCCCGCCTATGAGGAAACCGCCGTGGCTGCCCGGTCCGCCGACACTGCGCGGGCCAAGGAGCGGCAGATTCAAACCTGGCGGGAGGGCATGAACAACAGACTGAAAAGGAGTGGTACATAATGGCGCTGAGAGCACTGCTTCTGCGCAAGAAGCTGGACGCCGCCACGGCGGCACTGGAGGAGCTGCGGGCCAAGGACGCCGGGTTCCAGGCCCGCGAGGCCGAGCTGGAGACCGCCATCGGCGAGGCCGAGAGCGAGGCGGATAAGCAGGCCGTGGAGGGCCTGGTGTCCGAGTTTGAGACGGAAAAGAAAGCGCATGAGGACAAAAAAACGGAGCTGGCCGGGACGATGGAGCAGCTGGAGCGGGAGCTGGCGGAGGCGGAGGCCAAGCAGCCCGCCGCCGCACCCCCTGCCGCCCCCGCCGCGCAGGACAAAACCCCCGCTGAGAGTGGGGAGAGAAAGGATGAGAAGATCATGGCTTTGGAGCATCGGAGCATTTTGGAGCTGGACCGGCGGGCGCGGACGCCGTTCTATGTGCGGTCCGCCCTGCGGAGCTACGCAAGGCACCGCCCGGAGCTGCTGGCGCGGGAGGATGTAAAAGACTTTCTCCAGCGGGTTCGGGTGCTGGGCGCGGAAAAACGGGCGGTGAACAACACGGAGCTGACCATACCCGTGGTTATGCTGCCCCTGGTGCGGGAGGTCACCTATAACTACAGCAAGCTGCTGCCCCGGGTGAACCTCCAGCAGGTGCCCGGCCTCGCCCGCCAGAACATCATGGGACACATCCCGGAGGCGGTGTGGACGGAGGCCTGCGCCACGCTGAACGAGCTGGATTTTGGCTTCTCCCAGGTAGAGGTGGACGGCTACAAGGTGGGCGGCTTTATCCCGGTTTGCAACGCCACCCTGGAGGACAGCGATGTAGACCTGCTTGCCACAATCACCGATGTTCTGGGCTGGTCCATCGCCAAGGCCTGCGACAAGGCGATTGTCTATGGCACGGACAACAAAATGCCCATGGGCTTTGTCACCCGGCTGGCCCAGGTATCCAAGCCCACCGATTGGAGCGCCAACGCCCCGGAGTGGAAGGGCTTGAGTTCCACCAACCTGATTCAGATCAGCGGGAAAGAGGGCAAGGACCTGTTCAAGGAAATTGCGCTGCGGTCCGGTCTGGTGAGAACCCCCTATTCCGATGGCCCCATTACCTGGATGATGAACGAGGTCACGAAATCCAGGCTCGTGGCGGAGGGAATCGAGTTCAATTCCTCCGCCGCCATCGTGTCCGGGATCAACGGCACCATGCCGGCAGTAGGCGGAGATATCGTCACCCTTGACTTTATCCCGGATGGGGATATTCTGTTCGGCCACTTGGACCTCTATCTCATGGCCGAGCGGGCCGGGTTTCAGATCGCTATGAGTGAGCACGCCCGCTTCGTCCAGGATCAGACGCTGTTTAAGGGCACCGCCCGCTATGACGGAATGCCGGTGTTTGGAGAGGCGTTTGCCGTCATGAACATCAATGGTGCGGTTCCCACCACCTCGATACCGTTCCCGCCCGATAAGGCCAACACCGCGGCTCCTGACAGCGGAACCCCTTAGCGGCGGTCCTGGATGAGCTGGGACCAGGGCCGCAGAGCGTAAAATCTACCAGCAGGCGGGGCAGAAAAAGTGCGCCGCCCGTCGGGGAGGTGTAGGCAATGCTGGATGATTCCAGCATGGTCCTGCTGTTAAGACAGGACCTTCAGCGGACAGTCAGCCTTCCCCTTGAGGATACCTATCTCACCCAACTGCTCCAGGCGGCAAGGGCCAGCCTGGAGCGGCAGGGAGCCCGGGACGAAGAAAGCGCAGATTGGTACCAAGCGGTAATATCGACTGCCGCATGGATGTACCGAAAGCGGATCACCGGGGAGGCGGAGCCGGGTTTTCTGAGGCGGATACGCCATGACCTGATTGTACATAACCGGGCAAAGGGGGGTTCCAATGTCGGTACTGCATGACGCGGGTATAGCGGAGATATTCAAGGTAGAGCGGGACGAAAACGCACCACCACCCGTTTGCACGCACATAAAGCTCAAATCCCGGCAAACTTTTGGAGAACTGACCGTAGGCGTTACCCGGTTTTACACGGCGGCGGCGGCAGGAAAGACGGTGAGCCGCCTGATTGAGCTGTGGCGGGATGATTCCATCTCCGTCCGGGATATTTGCCGGATCGGGGAGATGTACTACAACATCCAGCAGGTGACCCCGGCAGAAAACGATGAGGGGCTGCTGATCACCCGGCTGACCCTGGAGGAGACAGGCGGCAGCGCGTGGGAGGGGTACATAAATGGATGTTGAGATTAAAGATTTCGCGCTCACCCTCTCTCAGACGCTGGAGGACTACTCGGAGGAGGTCCGGGAGGCCGTAGGCGGCGCGGTGGAGCAGGCCGGGAAAAAAGCCCTGAGGGTTGTCCGGGCAAAGTCCCCGGTGAGCAAAAACAAAAGCGGCGGGCGCTACAAAAAAGGGTGGCGCATGAAAAAAGAGATGGGAGGCATTTACCGAAACCGGGTGAACGTGACCATCTTCAACGCCAAAGACGGCCCGCTGGTTCACCTGCTGGAAAAAGACCATCAGAAAGTAAATGGCGGCAGGGTCGAGGGAGTTCCCCATGTCCAGCCCGCCTATGAGGAGGCGGAGCGGGTGCTGCCGGAGCTGGTGGCCCGCGCCATTGAGGAGGTGTCCAGCAAATGACCTACCAGGAGCTGCAAGACCTGATGGAGGGCGGCATGGGCTTTCCCTTTGCGTTTCACCACTGGGAAAAGCCCCCCGCCATGCCCTACGGGGTGTACTTCGACGATTCCACGGACAATTTTGCGGCGGATGGGGGCGTGTATCACGTGGCCCGTAACGTCAACATCGAGCTGTATGTGCGCCAGCGCGACCCAGAACTGGAGGCCAGGATGGAGGCCCTTCTGGACGGCGCGGAGCTATTCTGGAACAAGGACGCGGTGTACCTTGGCGACACCGAGCGGGCCTATCAAATATCTTATGAATTTGAGGTGTAAGTGTGGGTAATAAAGTTCAATTTAGCCTAAAAAATGTGCACTACGCGCCGATCACCGTGGGAGAGGATGGGGCAATTACTTTCGAAACCCCCATACACATTCCCGGCGCGGTCTCGCTGACGATGAACCGCCAGGGCAGCGAGGTAAAATTCATTGCGGACGGCGTGGTATATTATGCCTCCTACTCCAACGAGGGCTATTCCGGCACCCTGACCATAGCTTTGATTCCCGACCATTTCCGCAAAACGATTCTCAGGGAAACCGAGGATGAGACCGATCACGTTTTGGTGGAGTACGCCAACACCGAGACCCGGCCCTTTGCCCTCCTGTTTGAGATTGAAGGGGACGAAAAGGCTACTCGGCGGGTTCTGTATTACTGCACGGTGGGTGTCCCCGGCGAGGACGCGGACGGCCAGACGCAGAAAACCCCGAAAACCGAGGCAATGGATATCACCGCCTCCGCCTTGTCCGATGGCAGGACCCGCGCCCGGACGATGGCGAACACGGTTGATGAGGTGTTCAACAACTGGTTCAAGAAGGTTTGGGAGCCCCGCGCCGCGCCCAGCAATGAGCCGGCTGAGAATGCCGCCGCCGCCCCGCTGGAGGCGGCTCAGGAGGCCCGCCGCAAGGCTGCCGCCCAGGAGGAGCCCGAAAGCGCGGACGCGACCGCCAGGAAGGAGTAAGCCGTGGAGACTACCATTTGCATTGACGGCAAGGACGTGCGGTTTAAAGCTACCGCCGCTGTCCCTTTGCTGTACCGGCGCAAGTTTAAACGGGATTTGCTGCGGGATATACAGGCGGTGGCCAAAGCTATGGAGGGGAAGGAGACCACGGGGGAGAACATTCCCCTCCAGGCGTTGACCATGTTTGAGCGCATGGCGTACATTATGGCCAAGCACGCAGACCCCACTTTGACAGCGGACAGCCCGGAGGAGTGGCTGGAAGGGGTTTCCACCATGTCCATCTATGTGGTATTCCCGGTAATTCAGGCGCTTTGGATGGGCAACATGGAGCGGCTGGAGGAAGCTAAAAAAAAAGCGGGGCGGTTGACCGGGACTTTACAACCGCGCTGCTCCTGCTCCGAGCCGTGCAGCTCGGAGGGCCGCTGCGAGACCTCGAGCTGCTGACCATCGGCATGCTCAACGACATGTACGCAGAGGCGGAAAACGACAAGCTGGACTGGCCCACGCTGGCCACCCAGGAGGATATAGACCGAATGCTGTGAGGTGAAACTGGATGCCGTCATATGGAAGCAGCCGCGTAAAGGGTATCACCATTGAGATCGGCGGCGATACCACAAAACTGGATAAGGCGCTGGGCAGTGTAAACCATGAGCTCACCACCATGCAAAAAGATTTGTCGGCGGTGGAGCGGCGGCTGAAGCTGGACCCCACCAATACCGAGCTGCTGGCGCAGAAGCAGAGACTTTTGGCCGAGACCATAACCAAAACCGCAGATCGGATGAAGATCCTGGAAAGTGGGTCAGACGGCCTGAAACGCTCCTTGGATGAGGGAAAAATCAGCGCTGAGGACTATGAAAAGAAATCCAAAGCACTGGGGCTTGAGCTGGCAGTAACTGAATCCGACATGAAGAGCGCCGAGCGGGCGCTGGCTGATCTGAATGATGAAATGAAGAAAGCCGGCAGTCCAGCGGATGATATGGCGGACGCGTTAAAAGATGTGGGTGACGCGGCGGAGGACGCAACGGACGGTATGGGCGGGCTGGATGGTGCTTCTGGCGGCTTGTCGGGATCGTTGGGCGGGCTTAAAGGCGTTGTATTAGGCGCGGCAGTAGCTATCGGGGAAAAACTTGTTGAGGCTGCTATTGATGCGGTGAAACAGCTGTGGGAAATGGATGAGGCTACCGAAGATTACCGTGTCGCGATGGGAAAACTCAACACAGCTTTTGAAACAGCGGGCTATAGTTCGGAAACTGCAACAGAAGCATATCGTGGATTTTATGCCATTTTAGGTGATACAGATACTGCTGCAGAAGCGTCTCAGCTATTGGTTCGGTTGGCAAATAATGAGGAAGAGATGGCGCGGTGGGTAGATATTGCCGCTGGCGTGTATGGCACTTTTGGGGATTCCATTCCTATTGAAGGTCTAATTGAAGCAGCCAATGAGACAGCAAAGGTTGGTAAGGTTACGGGCGTTTTGGCGGACGCACTGAACTGGGTTGGAATCAGCGAGGAGGACTTCAATAAGGCTCTTGAGCAAAATGAAGATTCAGCGTATAGAGCCAATCTCATTATGAAAACCCTAGCCAACACGTACGAGGACGCATCAGCATCATTTTATAGAAACAATGAAGCCATTATAGCGAACCGAAATGCACAGTCTGAGCTTGATGAATCATTGGCTTTAATTGGAGAGGCCGTGTCAAATGTAAAAACTGCACTACTCGAACTATTTGGCCCCGCTCTTTCCGCTTTAGCGCAAGGCGCTGCTGGGGCATTTAATGGGATCGCAGATTTGATACATGGAGTTAGCGACGCTTTAGGATGGCTTGGAGACCGCATAGAGGATATTATCAACTTTTTCCTTGATTTGCCTAGGGTTGTCGGTGTGGCTTTCCAGGTAATTTCAGAATTGATTGATAATATTGGGGATGGCTTATCCTGGCTGACTGATCGAATCCAGAATGTTATTGCTCTTTTCAAGGATTTATTTGGATTGGATAGCGGTTCCTATGCTCCTTCGGATAAAAGAGGTGGTGGACGAAATTTCCGCATCTTTCCGAATCCATATCCCGCTAATCCATACGACCCATACGCGCTCTACGCTCTTCCCACAGCGTTTGCCGAGGACCTTCCCCACCTGGCCCGGGGCGGCGTGATCCAGCCCAACAATCCCTTCCTGGCGGTGGTGGGGGACAACACCCAAGAGAGGGAAATCATCGCGCCTGAGTCCACGCTGGAGCAGACCGTACAGCGGGCTATGGCGCATTCCGGCGCAGGGTCCTCGGCGCAGCGGATTACAATTCCCATCACGCTGGAGCTTGACGGATCCATATTGGCGCGAAAAATGTACACCTACAACGCCGGGGAGGCTGCGCGGCGCGGGCCGCAGCTGGTCAACTAAATGTGACAAATGTGTGACATGGGAGAATAGGAATGACAAACATTCAGATGGACGGTAAGCACTACCGGGTGCGGGTGGTCTACAACTCACTGGAGGAGTCCGCCGCGCTGGAGGAGGGCATCAACGAGGGATCCATGCTTTCCGGGCGGCACGAGCGGGACATCGCAGGCACCTTTTATGGCCACTCAATGGACGTGGAGCGGGACCCAAGCCACCCCCAGGACTATGACGCGCTGTTCGACGCTATGGCCGCCCCGGTCTCCTCCCACACCGTTGTTATGCCCCATGGGCAGGGCTCCGTTACCTATGAGGCGGAGGTTTCCGCAGTGCGCCGGAAGTCGGCGGGGGTCATGGGCGGAGTGCGCAAGTGGACGGGTATGACGGTTTCCTTCAAGTCCATCCGTCCTGTGCTCGTCCCTGAAGAGGAGGACGTATGAGGCATTCCATCAGATATGAAGCGTGGACCTTCGACGCGGACAAAATCAGGGAGGGGAACATATATTTGGCCACCTCCCTGCTGTCCTCCTCCCTGGAGGTCAACAGCCTGATTGCTGTTGTGGAGTGTGAGGAGCCGTCTATCCTGAACTTTGAGCGGAACACAAAGCTGCTGTACTATAAAAGCATTGAGCAGCCTATGGTGTTCCGGGTACAGAACATCGAGCGGGTTGGGCCCACGCTGTACCGCATTACCGCCACCAGTACCCTGGGCCTTCTGAGCGAATCCACCCACTACGGCGGGGTGTACGACGGCACGCCCGCTGAAGAGATCATTGCGTCCATTTGCGGCACGGTGGCGTTTCAGGTGAAAAGCAATGTTGGGCGGATCAAGCTGTACGGCTGGCTGCCCATCGCCTCTGCCAGAGATAATCTGGCCCAAGTGCTGCTGGCCACGGGCGCGGCGCTGAAAACCGATTTAGACGGCGTGCTGCGGATCGAGCCCCTGTGGGACGGGATCAGCGGCGCGGTGAGCTCAGATCAGATGTATGTGGAGAGCACGGTGGCCTATGCCGCGCCGGTCACCGCCGTGACGGTCACCGAGCATCAGTATATTCCTGGCCAGGAGGAAAAGAGCCTGTTCGAGGGAACGGCGCTGGAGGAAGATATCATCACCTTTCAGGAGCCGATGCACAGCCTGTCGGCAAATGGTTTTTCCATTTTGGAGGCCGGGGACAACTGGGCAAAGCTGTCCGCCGGGACAGGCGTCCTGACGGGAAAGACGTATATACATAACACCAGAGAGGTGACAAAGGCTGTCCACAAGGCAAAGGATCCCAACGTCAAGGCGGTAAAAGACGCCACGTTGGTCTCCCTGGTAAACTCCAACGCCGTGGCCAACCGCCTGGTAAATTTTTATAAGCTAAGGGAGACCATTAGCGCACCGGTGGTTTATCAGGGGGAGCAGCCGGGTGACCGGCTAAGCTTGGTACATCCATTTGACCGGGTTGCGTGTGACGCGTGCCTTCAAAGCGCGGATATTACCTTGTCCAACACAGTAAAGGCGGAGGAAAAGAGCCTTGTGGGGTTTGTGCCAGAGCAGGTTAATTTTTTTGAGCTTTATGACCATCGGGAGGTTTTAACGGGGAGTGGAACATGGGTTCCGCAGGAAGGCGTCACAAAGGTTATCGCTGTTTTAATTGGCGGTGGCGGCGGTGGAAAAAACGGAACTGGAAAAACCTCTTCAGGAACTTCTTATATTGGAAACGATAGTTCGGAAAGTAAGTTTCTCGATCTCCCAGGGGCCTCCATTGGAAGTTCATTAAGCGGGAGTGTGTCGAATTCATATACACATAATGGAGCACAAGCGACAAAAGGGAGAAGCGGCGGAGCTGGTGGAACCCCTGGAAACGTATATCGTGTTGAAGTGCCAATAGACAATATAAGCGGAATTTCATATTCCTGCGGCAAAAAAGGAACTTCTGGAAAACGGGGTGGCGCAACGGTTTTTGGCTCGGAATCTTCTGATTCTGGCGGCATCATTCCTGGCGGATATGTAGATCTTATGACGGGCGAAATTTTCGCTGTTCCGGGGAACGCAGGATCAGCGGGAGGGGATGGCGGCTCGGTGGGGAAACCCGGTTCAAGCGTTGCAGGAATTCCAGGTGGAAGTGGAGCCGAATCGA